ATTGTTAAATTTTACCATCTTTTAATTTTTATTTCGTTCCAGTCTTTACGTCTTTTATCACAATTACATTTAGTGCCACGCATCTTATGGTATTTATCTACAAGAAACTTAATGCCTGTATATGTTGTGAAGTAATGTATTAAATCTCCTAATTTCATATTAAAATTTATTTAATTTATTAATTGGCAATACAGTAGCATTAGCTTTTATAAATTTAAACTTACCAAAATCTTTTCCTTTTGAAACAAATTCTCCATTTTTAAAAAAATCAGAACAAGAGTACCATCCAAGAATCCAAGCCTTACTGTAATCATTTAATATTCTTAAAAAAATATAATAATCAGCTTGTTGTTTATGTATTCCATCAGTTTTGTGAGAATTTACAGTACATAGATAATTGTCTAATGGTTTAAATTTGCAGCTTATAGTTTTAACTTCTAATTTTTTTTGTTTATTTGATAGTAAATCAAAGTCAAAACCATCAACATCTTTTTTAATGTTTAAAAATTTCATTATAATTCTTTCCCCAATATACCCTTCTAATATTCTTTTATTTTCAAAACCAAATTTACTTGGATTATTATTTTTAGATATATTATTTTTATTAAACTTATTAGAAGCATAATCAACTATATTTTTTTCTATTACATATTCAATCATAATAATTTTTTTAATTTCTGTACTACTTTTTTATAAGTGTTGTATAATGAATAATAAGGTATTCCAGATTTTCTTGAAAGTTGTGCTATTGATTCACCACCTTCAATTATTTGATATATCTTTTTATCATACCAATACATATTATTTAATTCGTTTTGTATTTCTGCATATACTTCATCATAATTTTCACAATCAAAATCAGATAAATGATTCCTTACATTTTCAAGTTCTATAATTTGTACTTTCGATTCTTTACGCTTTAGATCTAAAAACAAAGTTTTAAGTGTTTTAAATATATAATAGTAATTATAATCTGTTTCACCAAAATCAATATTTAAGCCATTCTTTATTTTCTTATCTATTTTGATATACATTTCTTGAACAATATCTTCTGCTGTTTCTTTATTGCATCCAAAAGAACTTACAATGTCAATCCAAACTTGATGTTTGTTAAATATATCCGATAAGCAATTCTTCATAGTTATTTAGTTTGTTAGTGGATCGTATAAATCCCCTACTATTTCAGGTAGTCCTATTTCATTTACCTTAAAACTAAATGTTTCAAATGAATAACCCCTGCTACGTTTGCACTTAACTGTTATCCAATCTTTGTTTACTGTATTTGCTTGAAGTTGTATTTGTGTTTCTGCTTTTTTTTCTAAAAAAGAACCAAGATGTCCTGTAGGTTTGTCTGAACCAAAGTTAGAATGAATCACACACATAATATGAATATTATATTTTGCTGACCATTCCATAAGTTTTTGCACACAAGCATTAGATTCTTCTAAATTATTTACATCTGAAACCAAATCTGCGATTCCATCTAAAATTAAAAGCCCTGCGTTTTCAACTTTGTGTTCTAAACAATATTCTATAAATTGTATTCTTTGTTTATAGCCTATTGATCTTAATCCAAATGTATAATAATTTTTTGAATAATCAACACTATTCATATCTAAAACCTTTTTAAACACCTTTTGGCAATGCCATTTGCCTTGTTCTGTGTCTATGTGTATAAGGTCTTTGTTTTCACGATGTCCTCTTAAACCACCCCCAAAATTGTTTTTAGCACCTAAATAGACAGAAGCTAATAATGATACAAGAAATGTTTTCTTTGTTTTAGGTGGTGCTTGAATAAAACTAAAGTTACCATAAGTGCCTATTGGAATTGGTAATAGATAATCTTTGTTCTTTGTTTTAAGTAATGTTTCACCAAGTGATAAAGCAACTGGAGGATAATCAATGGATTCGTTAGGATCTACTTTACAATCATCTTCAATAGATTGCATTATAAGGAATTGTTCTGTTTGTTGTTCGTCTAATCTTAATTGCATTTACATAAATATATAAAAAAAAGGGGTGTATTAGACCCCTTTAAAAAAAATGTTTTTTAAAATATTAAAATGGTAGGTCGTTAGATACAGCTGGTGTGCTAACTGCTTCTTCTTTTTCAGCTAATTTAATAATGTCATTAGTCCATACTACTTTACCATTACCAAGATAGTTTCTTTGTGCTTTAGCTTCACGTTCTTCTTTTGTTTGTGAATCCATAATAGCTACGTTGTTTCCGTATCTTGTGTCATCATTTAAAGATATTGTAAGGTTATAGTAAACTGCACCATCTTTACCTTTAATGAATTTTTCTTTAGGTAGTTTATCTACTCTAATACTTGCATTGATAATTGCACTCATAATTTATTGTTTTTTAATTTTAGTTAATAATTCTTCTTTTGTAGTTTTCTTTATTTCTGGTTTTTTAAAAGAATCTGATTCATCTTCTCCCTTGATTCCTAACGCATAAAAACCTGTTAGCTTTAAAACAATTCGTGATAAAGCCCTTTTTTCTGCAATTTCTGTTACATACCAAGTGTTCGTATTTCCATCTTTATAATTTGCACCTTTTAGAGCAGAACCAAATGTTTGCATAGATTTACCATTAAATTCTCCAAAGGCTTGTATTACTGCAAAATTAGGTTCAGATTTAATACTTTCATATTCAACTTTAATTTTTTCTTTTGCTTCAATTTTTTCTATACCTTCTCTTGTGATAATTGTAAAACTTTTATTACCTATTTCTTTAGTAAAAAAATGTTCTTTAGATAATTCATATTTATAATAAAGTTCTGTTAATTTTTCTTTGTTCATAATGTCAATTCGTTTTGTTGTGATACTTCTAATTTTGCTTCTAAAACGTCTTTAGCTTGTAAAGTAAAATCTAAATGTTTTTTTAGCTTTTGGATTTCTTCTTCTTTAGCTTTAATGAAGTTTTGATAGAAACCTACTTGAACATAGTGTTCTTGATAAGATATTGTTCGTTCCATATAATTGTATTTGTTTTACACAAAATTAACAATTTATTTAATAACTACCAAAAAAAAAGGAGTTAATTTAATTAACCCCCTTTTTCTAAATACAAATTGAAACAGAACTTCTCAAATATAAAAACTATATAAAGTCTTTTATTAACAAATTATATTTAGTTATTAAATCTTCTATTTCATCATAAGAATACTTTGTTATTTGTTTGGCTTTATAGTAAAGTGATTCAGAACAACCTGATCCATATTCAAGATCTAAATTTTTGCCAAAAATAAACTGTTCACCATATTTAAACACATTACACCCTGCACATTGTACTTGGCAATTTATTTCATCCCAACGCGTTGAATAGTGTTTACGACTTTGAAAATGCCCACATTGTAAGCGTTTCCAATGATCTTGTTTGCCACAAGTGAAGCAAGTTGAAATTTCATTTTTAGCAAATCTTTGTCTTATATATAAACTAAATACTTTGTCAAGTTTTTTAATTAATTTACTTCTTGCTATTTTTTTCATTTGTAGGAATTACTTTATTGCATTTTTTACACAAGTAATAGTAACCATTTTGATTGCTACCTAAATATAACATTTTTATTTTACACTTTTTACACTTCATATATTATAACTTTTGGTTATTACCTATGGTTTTTATAATAACTAAAAAGAAAGAAAAAGAAAAAGGACAAAAAGAAAAAGAAAGAAAAAAGCCTACAAAAAAGAAATAATTTAAGTGCCTGATCCAAGCACCTTCCGTCTTTATTAGGTTGTGCAAGTTTTGCTATAAGCTAAACAAATATATAAAAAATATTTTATCTTTTTATTTTTTCATAACTACGACCACCAAAATACGCTGCTACAGTAGTTGTAAGCAATAGTTTTAGTAGTTCCTTCCATTCACTATCTACATTAAAATTAATAGCACCAGCGTCAATAAAAACCATTAGAACAGTACTTATAATTAAAAAGACAAGAACTATTGGTCTTACATTCTTTGACAAGTATGAATCTGAATTTAAATCTGCCTTCCATCTTTCAGTAACACTTTTTTGTATTTCTGATTCTGCTTTAATAAATATTTCCTGCATTTCTTTTTCAAATTGTGCTTTCTCTACTTTACTAAAAGTATGCTTGTCTATAATACCAGAAATTTTTTCTGCTATATTACCTCCTGTTGCTCCAAATAGTTTTGCTAAAATATTTTTCATTATTGTTTTAATTTAACTTTACTTTTATTTACATCTAATCTTGAAATATCTTTTGTTTCTGCTTTTGATTTAATTATAGTTTTGTTATTGTTTTTTTCTACATAAATAGGTTGATTGTTTCTGTAACCTCTATTCCAATTATTGTTATACCAATTATCATAGTATCTTGGATAATTAGGATATGATATTACGTTATAATAAACATTTGGTCTAATCATATTAATAGGAAGCCTTAAAGTATCTCCTTGTTCTGTAACAGCTAAAACGTGAGTAATTTGAATTTTAGGTTTAGTGTTGTAAGATCCACAACTAACAATAAAAAATAATATTATTAATATTCTCATTTTTCTAAATGTATTATGTTAATTCTATTTTGTATTTCTTCTTTTGTTGCTTCTACTTTAAAACTTAAACCTGCCTTCCATTGACCACGAGGTTTACCATATTTATCAAGTAAAATAATAGTAGGTACTGATTTAATTTGTGCTTTCATTGAAGGAACTAAATCTTCTAATAAAGCCATTTTAATTTTACAATTCTTAATTCCTTTTAAATCATAATTATTTGATTGATTCCATTTTGCGTTTATGTGTAATAAAGTCATATCTTGAGCGTTACCTATTGAACACAATAACAAAACAAACAATACATATATTAAATGTTTCATCTTCTATAAACTTTATTTTCTAAATCTTTTATTGCTTCTTTATTTTCTTCAATATCCTCTTTCATATTTTCTGTTAGCTTGTCAATTTGTATAACATTATTTCTAATTAATTCGTCTTTTAATTGGAACTCCATTCTTTGTACAAATTCATCACCACTAAACCCCTCAATTTTATTGTTTAGGTCTTGTATATCTCCTTGTAAAGTAAACCACATACTTGCTAAAGAAACTGCACCACCAACAAGCATTGCAATAGTTTTTAAATCTAATTGTACGTTTGTATCTTCACTAATCTTTGTTGCCATTTTATTATTTGTTTCTGTATTCATTATAGCATATTGCTACAGCTTGTTTTTCTGGATGATACTTCATTAATTGTGGTACGCATCTTGTCATATAATCACTTTGTTTTTCTCCTTGTTTCTTTTTAGGTATGGGCATCGTTATAAAATTTAAAATGTAACACAATAAAAATCACATATATATTTAATTCAGAAAAATTAGTAGTTTCATCTTCTGGTATATAACTAAAACCAACTAAAATTCCTAAAGCAAATCTTTCAATTATAGCAAATTCAACTTTTTTCATTTACACCCTTTGCAATCTGTATAAGTATAATATTTGCCTTTACGCTTAATTTCTAAAACGTGTTTTCTGTTTTTCTTTTTATTCCAAGAAACGTGAATCCATTTTGGTTCTCCTTCTTGATTTGGGTATTCATTGATCAATACATCAAATTCTAAATTGTCTTTTATGTAATGAAATAACTCAAGATTTGTTTTAGAACCTATTGAATCTAAATCAATAGCTAATCCGTCTTTGTGTGCTGACGATATTGCACCACCTACTCTTGAATTTAGTTCTTCTGATCTAAACATACTATTAATTCTAATAGGATGATCTGCCCATTCTCGCAAAGGTTCAAATATTTTTTCTGAAACTAATTGCATATTTTCAATATGATCTTCACTTGGTGTGTTTTTAATTCCAAGTCTTTTAGCTGTAGCTGAATAAGTAGCTTCTTTAAAACTTATATGTTCACTAATCTTTTTGCTTATTTTTTTCATACATTAAATACCATTTGTGAGTTGTGTACAGGATAGTAACTACAAGCAATATGATTTTTAAAACCATATCAATATTAGTAAAACTCAACGTGAACGCTGAAAAATTCATTGCATACAATTTCATATCCTGTAAACTCATTATTATTATTTAGTTTCTTCTTCTATAATCTCGTAAGAACCATCTTTTAAATCAACGTTAATCTTACCATAATTTTCTTCTAAACCTTTTTTTAGTTCTTCTTGTTTAGAAATTTCTTCAACGTGCATATGGTTTAAGCTATGTACTTGTGTACTTAATAGACCGATGTCGTGTCTAATAGCATTAATTTTGCTTGTTGATTCTTGTAATTCTTTTAATTCTTCTTTTGTAATTTTTGACATTTTATTAATTTTATGATTAAGATATAAATATACTAATTT